AACATTTAGAAATATTACAACTGTGAATTAATTAACAAAATCTGTAACATACAAAGTATTTGTATATTACATATTATTATAAATTATTACATATGCCTGAATTCGGTTTAGATGCTTTACAAGCAGATGTGCAGATGACATTAATGGCTGCTTTAAGCGGTTCTGCCGTGCCTCTAATGAGTACTGATGCGACTGCCGTATTCACAGTCAATATTGACCACATGAGAAGTGTGTTTAGATTCCAATCGGATTCTTCTGATATGGTTGAATCCATTTCAAGTGATTTAAGGTACTATATTCGTATGGCAAATTGGCCAACATTAAACCTGGCCAATGCTATGATGAACCATGTTGAGTCCGAATCGCCCATTGCTGGTGGTTTTGCTGCCAACAAGATGTTAGTTGCTCACGATTACACAAGATATTTAGCCAAGAAGTTATTCGGCACACACCAAGGTGTCGATTTGTTCAACAATGAGGTTGCGTTGTTGCAAAACTTGAGATTGCGTTGCGGTTCGTCTACGGGACGTGCATGGGCTGTCATTGTTTCTAGGTTGACAAATGTGAGCACAACGGGCAACGATGAAGATTTTGTTGTAGTTGATGAAGCTGGTAGTTACACAACAAACGCTTTTACCGCCAATACAAATATTTGCAGAGAGTTGTTCCAACAATTGGTTTCTACCGTTCCTGGGCGCTTTTCTGCGCTATCCGATACTTCGGGCGAGCAGCCTCTTCCGTTTGAGGTGGATGACATTATCAGCTTCAAACTTAACATTAACGCTGCTAATGGCCAAAACTTATTAACTGGTGTGCCCCCTATTCCTCCTCGTTCGTACAAGATTAAGTTGGTAATGAAGGCCGCTGCTGATGTAGTTAATACTGCCGTTGATACTGCTGAGTTGTAAATTTTATAACTACCAAATCGAATATTATTTAGAAACATGTACCATTGTCAAAATATATACTTTTTCATATGAAAAACTATATAAATGATTCTTCTGCGGGCAGGGGATTCTACCCTAACATTTAGAAATATTACAACTGTGAATTAAATAAAAAAATTTGTAATTTACAAAATCTTTATATAGTATATATTATTATAATATGCCCGAACTTGTTTTAGATGCGTTTTCCTCAAATGTGCAGATGTCCGTAGCCGGTGCGTTAGATACTTCTCCCATCCCAACAATCGAATCCGATGCGACTGCCATATTTCTAGTCAACCGTTCCCACATGATGAATGTGTTTAGATACCAAACTGATTCTGTTGATATGGTTGATGCTGATGCCACTGATTTAAAGTACTACGTGAGTATGGCAAATTGGCCCGCATTGAACCCTGCCAATGCTATGATGGACCATGGTGCTTCTGTTGCGCCAATTGCTAGCGGTTTTGCTGCCAACAAAATGATGGTTGCTCACGATTTCACAAGACACTTAGCCGAGCATTTGTTCGGCACACACCACGGTGTGGATTTGTTCAACAACGAGGTTGCGCTATTGCAAAATTTAAGATTGATTTGCGGCTCGGGTGCAGTGGGACGCACATGGAAGGATATTACTGACACGCTTACTGCGGTCAGCACAACTGGTGATGCTGCGTCAATAGTGGTTGATGCCGCTGGTAACTACATGACAAACGCTTCTAACAGTGACACCAATATTTGCAGAACGTTGCTCAGACAGATGCTTTTGAGCAACCCAGAGCGCTTTACTGGGTTAGCCGATAATTCTGCCATACGTTCTCTTCCGTTCCAGGTGGATGATAGCATCTCCTTCCGGCTTACCATTGACGCTGCCCCTAATCAACACAACTTGACTGGAGTGGAAGCGATTCCTGCTCGCACATACAAGATTAGGTTGGTGATGAAGAGTGAAATGGAAGCGGTTAACACTGCCGTCGATGCGGCTGAGGCGTAAATTTTATCACTACTAACGCGAATATTAGTTAAAATTATGTAACATTGACAAATATATACTTTTTCATGTGAAAAACTATATACAAGATTCTTCGAGTGATGTGCCTAACATTATAATAGCTCTAGTGCAGTAATCGACACGCGAATAGCCGATTGTTGTTCTGGACTAAGAGACTGCAGTAAAATATGATGAATTTCATCAAATACCGGAAGTTGTTGTTGTTTTAAGATGATAAACACGTTATTGCAGAATGTAATTAAATCTTGTTTCGATTTCTCTCGAATAACGCTAATCAAATCGCGTTGTTTACTTTCATCTCCTTTAAACTTATTAAACGCGATGACATAAGATTCCATTTGTTTAACAGTGCGTTCATCTGTAAACTCGGGCAAACGAATTCTTGCAATATTATTTACTTTCTCTGGTGGAGCGGGTTCTTTATTCGACGTCATTTGTTGCAAACGAACATCATGTTGACTAATAATAGATTGTGTGTCAATCTCGTGTAGGTTATACACTATGTCTTGCAGTTCTTGTTTGGTAAGTCGATCCGAAATTAATTTTAACAGGTCGTGCTTACGAACTGGAAAAATATTGCGTAATGTATCTTCACTACATGTCGATAATAGAGTGATAAAATTCGATTTATTAAGACGCTTTATGGCACCATAACGATTTATGCTCATACTATGTCAATAACTATACATTATAGTTTACAAAATATTTATGTAAGTTCTCGTTAATTTGTCGTACGTGTTTATTTTTTGAGGGGTATAATAAAAAACCGCGGTTAAAAATTATCATCTAAATAAATATTTACGGTATGTCAACAAATATTGTTGGAAAAATTACAATCGACATTCAAAAATATGGTTAGTCCAACAAATATTGTTGGAAAAATTACAATTGGCCGTCAAAAATATGGCCATGCCAACAAATAATATTGGAAAAATACGTTCGACCGTCAAAAAATGTGGCCGATTAACAAATAAGTTACACCAACAATTGTATTTTGGTTGGATGGTTTTATCCCATTATAAATCGTTCAAGATTGCATAATATTCACGCAAATATCCATTATTTTCATGTATTTACACGAAAATAATCCAACTGTTAATGACAGGTTCTCCATTTACTCAAAAAACTTCCATAAAAACAATCCAAAATATTATGTTGCAGTTGTTTTATCCAGCTTTACCTCTGGCAATACCTTCTTATATATTTTCTTGTTGAGTTTATCATGGTCTTCGTAGTTTCCAAGTGAATGGACACATGCTTTTGCATAGAAATTGTATTCGGGCGTGTCCAACTCGCGGGCCTGTGGATTGTCTCGCACGTATTGTTTCACCTCGGCATAATATTTATTTTCGATGCTGTTAATTAATCCGTTCATAATTGGTGCATCCGCGGTGCTTTTGTTCCACGTTTCCATGTCTTTGATATATACCGTTTCGCGTTTCAGGTCGGTACAATGAAGTGGTCGGTCAGTTATGGCCATTTTATTGAGTGACTGTATGAGAAGGTTGCTAATGCTGTCAACATAACCGTCCTTGGAAATCGCCACCAAATGACTCATGTTGATTTCGATGTTTCGAATAAAGTCTTGTAAACTGATTGCGTCTTTGCATTCGTTTTCGAGGTAAAGCTGAACATTGAATGTATTATTGCTGTTGGTATTAGTATTATTGTTGTTGTTACCGAGATGTGGAATCATTTCCTTCATGGTATTTTGCAGTTCCAGGTTTTGCTTGATAAGTTCGTCTTGTTGTTTATCTTTTGCGGCCATTTGTGCAAGAAGTTCGTCTTGATGCTTATTTTTCATAGCCATTTGTATCATGAGTTCCTTGACCAATATTAGCAATTCGGCTGAATTATGTTCAACTGGTTCGATTGTAGTTTGAATGTTCTCTTCCGGCGGGGATGCCGGTTTACATTTATGCTTATGTTTGCATAAGCCAGACATATGCTTGTATTTTTTACCACAAACACATTGATACTCACCTGGCGTGAAATTTGTGTTATTTATTATCCTTAGATGTTTTGCAGTTAACATATGACGGTTATAGTCTTTTTTATTGCTACTATTAAAGTCACATGCATTACAATTGTAATTTGTTTGGGGTTTTATGGGTAAACTATTATCCACCATTATCCGTCCTTATCCTATAGGAAGATAATATTTTACCTCCTAAATCCTTTTCCACAAAAGTATAAAAAAGTTTACAGTAACAAATTAATTCATGTAAATTCGGTTTTCACAGCATTATGCAGTGAAGTGGTTTTTTTACATATTCAGAAAACTTATTGGGTCACTTTTCAAAAATGGACAAGGTAAAGGCATGTCCAAAAATCAAAAATGCGCCGATAAGTTTTTCCAATGTTTTATATGGGAACTATATAATTGTGGGAACACCACCAGCTACGGCCGTATTATGTTAAAATATTCATTAATTTCATGTATTTAACACGAAAATAATACAAGATTAAATGTCAGGTTCTCCATTCCTTCCAAAAACTTCCATAAAAATAATCCAAAATATTATGTCGCACCAGTTTTGTCACGCTTTACCTCGTAAAAGAATTAATCAATCGTTCCTTTCTGTCAATCTCATGTTGTTTCTTTTGGGCACATCCGCGGTGATGTGCAGTTAATGCACGTACATTCTTCGCAACATAGCTACAGTAATCACATGTGTTCTCTTTTGACGAAGAAGATGCATATAGTTTCGATAAAAAATGTTCCAATGCTGGTATTTTGATATCATCTACCTGTGCAATGAGTTTTTGTTGGAAGTCTTTTATGGTTTTGATATGTAACAATTTATTATTGATAAAATTTTGGTATTCTTTATTAATGTCGTCCAATGTTTCCTTGTTGATATTGACAAGTTCTCCATTTCCGGATTCAACATCGTCCAAAGCTTCTTTAAAATAATCGATTATATCAATAGCGGCCTTAATCTTATCTGCATCATATTCGACCTTATGTAAATACACCAATATATTATTGTTATGGATTTCGATTTCAAAGTTATTTTTATTTGCAATACCGTAGTGTTGTGCTAACATGATACCAGAGCAGTTTTGATGTTCTACATCGCGTAGGAATTTGCGTACTTCATCTTGTACGACATTCTTATCATAGTTCTTGTTCTCAAACAAAATGATTGGCTTGTCTCTTCGTCTCATAATAATGTCGCCTGTTTCTTTTATATTGCCAACAGATTCAATCTGCGCGGTTGGGTGCAACGAATGTAGTACATTAAACAATATATTTTCTGATAATTTTCCTTTGGAAGACGAGTTCTCCATTTTCTTTAATAAATCATTCACATTTGTACATAAAGTGGATTGTGACGAATTATTTATAACAGAAGCATCTTTGATTTCGGTTAACTTGTTTGAGATTCGATGTTCAGTTGATGTAATAATAGAATTAAACATGCTTTGAGAGTTGATGAGTGTAGTTGAGAACTTTTCATCGAGAGATTGGGTGAATTTGTCGAGAACATCCTTGGTCAATGATGATTTCATCAGTGAATTTGTGTCATTGTTGATACTTTTTTGTAAATTGTCGAGCGTGTTCTCAATACTCTTGTATAATATCTCTTGATTCTTTGGAATAATTTCATTTATCATGATTCGTGTTTTATCTAACAGTGTTTCATTATACTGCTTGATAATTGGTGCAACCTTCTCATTCGCATTGCTTGACAATATCATGCGCATATCTTCCATATAATCGCGTTTAAAATCAACAAACTTAAGTGTAAACATTGTACCGATATCGGTTTGGTTTTTTTCGACAGTATCCTTAATATTGAGAACCTGACGTTGAAGTGCCTTCATATTATCCAATAATGCAGCAGCGACATTTGAGTCGAGAGATGGGTTGGTATTTCGCAACAAACTGTCCAAAATGTCGACAAATAAGATGTTCATGTTCTCGAAATTCAGGTTTTTATGCTCATTATAGAACTCAAAAACTTTCTTATTGTTTAAGGTAAGAGAATAATCCATTATGTATATTTTTCCACTCATTTCTTTATATTATTTGATTTAATAATTAAAAAAAGATTGATTTAGAAATGAGTTGTAATTCAATTATCTAACAGTTAATTGATTTAGAAGTTAAAATGTTTTTATTTAGTATTTTCTCAAGAAATC